GAGGAGACGGCGCCCAAACAGGATAGAATCCTACGGCTTATCTTACTTTATGTCAGCTTACAGTTTATAACGAATACTTGTCCCCCGAGTACCGCACTTTAATCTACCACGCCGCGTTCTTCCAATCTTTTGCTGAGAAGGTAGTAGAACAGCCGGCGCATCTGATAATACTTGGTGCGCTCGCATGGAATGCGTCCGAGCCGACAGCGATCCGAATGCAGGTAGTTGAAAGTCATACCCTCATTTGTGACAGCGTATAGCAAATACTCTGCAAGATCCTGGCCAGCTGTAAGCGCCGTGCGCTCGATCAGGTCGATGTTGTTTCTGATGATGCTCGTCCTCATCGCTATCCGTGATGTCGGGTCTCCTGTTCCTGTTGAATGTGGCATGTCGTTATAATCAATGGCCCTTACTGCAGAGCCGATCGAATCCGCATACTGCCGTTTCCATTCCGGATACTGAAGTGCGAAATGATAAGCAGACAAGAAAGCGTGCTTGTCAATGTATAATGGATTCTTCTTCGATAGTTCTGCTCGTATCTTTGTCATCTATCACTCCTACACAAAACGTCGTTTCCGTCTTCGGGCACCGATCCGGACAAACGAATCTGTCCCCGCAATCCAGGCAGCACATCGCAGGCTCCTGGCTGTTGATGTTGCAATCATTAATCAGACACATCCTCATCGTCTCGAATACCTCCGAACAGTCCTGCAATAATAAAGCCACTGCACGCGCCCAGCCAGATGCCGAGCATTAAGGATATAAGGTTGTCGATCATGTCCGCATCTCCTCTAATATCTTGTCTATGTCGAAGTGTCTGCCTGTTTTCACAATGTATTCTTTATCCCACACACCGCCTGATCCGTCTGCCCACATGATGAAATAGCGGTCATTCTCCCATGACTTTGTAACAATGCCATCGCCTTTTCTTCTATCGTCTTTAATACTCACGGTGTCTCCGACCTTTATCTCGTCATCGGCTTTCTGCTTCTCCTCGTAGGCTTTCAGTTTTTCGATCGCCTCGTTCGGTGAATATTCTAAAAAGTCGAAGGTATCAGTTCGGTCAAAAACCTTATCCAAGCGATCACCATAGCCGCCATACTTTTCAGCCCAAGATAATTTCTTCGCCGCCTCCCATGCGTCATCAAGCCCTCGCTGGTAAGATACCGCCTCACGCATGTCAGACTCATCTAATGCATATTCTTTGCCGTCGTTGAATCCCTTCTGGTAGGCTTCGTCAATTCTCTTCTGCACAACATCACATATATGTTTCATAGACTCGTTAATGTTTTTGTCAGGCTTCCCCATTGTTTCCATCATTCCTCTCTCCCTTCTGGCTCTATAACTGTCGGCGCATCTTCTATATCATGATTACTTACAATTTTGAAATTGTTATAGCCGTGTGTTGCTTCGTTATAATCCCAATACGCTTTTTCTGACAACTTATCTGCATCAATCAATCTGCCGTGCGGTGTGGGAATCTCGACCACCTTGAACGTCGCATAAAACGGTGGATTTCCAGTCTGCATCGTCGCACATTCAATTCTTCCGCTACGAAAATGAAGTCGAACGTCAATATATCCCTCTTGTGGCATCGGTCTTTCTTTTCCGAATATTTCCTTTATCAGAATGCTCATTCTGTCACCTCATACACAACACGGATGTCCATATCTTCAATGTCCATTGCATCAAAATTATCTTCTGCCTCTTCTCTAGAATCCGCTTCAATATCTCCTTCAAACCATCCTTCTACGTGATAAATCATTCCGTCACCTCTCTCCCTTCTTTCCATTCCGTCAGCACATCATACGCCGCTTTGAGCATCTTGAATACCGCTACAACATCTGTCTCAAGCAACTCCTTAAAACGATCACCGACAAACTTCAATTCCCAACACGGCTCGTGTTCGTCATAGTAAAAGTATCCTATCGTGTAGCAACACTCTTTGCCTTGATACTGAAAGTATTTAACAAGTTCGATCGTTTCGTTTTCATCATCCTTGTTAAACCGTGCAAGTTGTTTTGGGACAGCCTGAAGTGCGTAATCTCCCATTCTCCAATAAAAGTTTAGTTCACTCATTCCGTCACCTCACTCTTATACTCCTTCAAAAACTCGCACCGTTCGCAGTCCATTATCGGCTTGTTGTCGCACCGCCATTTCGGGCAGTCCGCTTCAATATCTCCTGCGAATATGCAGTGCGGATCATCGCAGTCAACGCAGAAATTGGTGCGAGTGCATTCGCTAAAATCTACCATCAGTCACCTCCATCTTCGCTCCGCAGTTCGGGCAGAACTTTGACTTGATCCACGTTGCTTTTCCGTACACAGTCTGAATTTCCTTTAAGTGCGTTCCCTTGCACTTAGAACACTGCTCACAATCTCCAAGGTCAATCCACTTCCCCGCCCGCTGTTTCGGAGTGACGGGTGGTGTGGCTTCCAACACATCGAAAGCAGTTCCCATCAAACAAGAGCCACACATAACATGCTGTTGTTTTTTGGAATACGGACAGATAAGATTGCACATTTCAGTGAATCCGTCTTTTAATGTTTGTCTGCTTACCGCATCCTCGCACGGTTCTGGTTGTGCGGACGGCAATCTATCAACATCCCTGCCCACATCGTCCAGAATCTCGATGATCGATTTACCAATCGAGTGCTCCAGATTGTGCCCGACGTTCGCCCTTGCTTTCTCAATGGCTTCTATCACTGCCTTTTTGCTTATCAGTTCATCCATATCCACATTCTCCTTAATTGCCCGCCCCCGCAGACTGGCGGGCATGGTTGGTTATCACATATTTTTACGATGATATTTTACGCACCAGCGAGAGGATGCCTCCTTTCTGTGTAAGCGTTGTTAATGCGGTGTTCTGCGGGTCTAAATGCTCCGGAGAGCGTTTATTCGGTTGTGGGTGTGTTGTCGTCTGTCTCGTACCAGATACGACCGCAGAAGGGGCAAATACGCGTCCTGCCGGGTATCAGAGCGTGGCAGTGCAGGCACATCTCTTCAGGGTCTTGCGGTTCGTCCGAGTTTCTCAAGTATCTCATCGTAGCCTCGCTTTCCCAATCCTCTGATGTTTGCGATCTCCTCGTTGCTCATCTGTTCCAGTTCGGCGAATGTCGTGAGACCTGCACGGGAGAGAGCGATGATGGTACTGTATCGGAAAATGGTAAAGTCCTTAGCTTTCTTTTTTACCATTGTTCATTTCCTCCGTAACTGCATCGACTAGGATTTTCAGCCCCTTTGTAACTTTTGTGGTCTCGCTGATGACCGCATCAAATGACGTGTGCGTTATGTCTGCGTACATCGATATTTTGGTCGATGTCTTCTCGTTACTGCTCAGAATCTTCTGCATGTGCACCAGAATGTCATGCTGAAGGTCGAGAATGCTTCTCATCTGGTGGCGGTAGTTCATCAGCATCGCCGCCGACCCCCATCCGAAGCCCATAAGGAACACTGCGATAATCAAAAGAATGTTAGTTGTCATCATCCACCTCCACTACGACATAAGTCGGATGCTTGTATTTCTGAGCGTGCGAGAATGCGCTCCTGACGTGATCGCGTTTGATGCCGAGCATCCGTGCCAGTTCTGCTTTCGTCTCGGCGACGGCAACAGGAAGCTCGTATTCATCCCTAGTGACTTTCATGTACAGTGTCATCTCATTCACCTATAAAATCGAATATGTTTGTCTGGCTGTTCTCTGCTTCGAGCATTTCCATGTTCTTCACGGCGCAGTCAAAGTAAATCTCTTTGAGTTCGATTCCAACGCCCCTGCGTCCCATTTTCACGGACTGGTAAACCTCAGAACCAATCCCCATGAACGGAGTGAATACAATGTCGCCTTTGTTCGTGTACAGTTCCACCAATCTCTCGATTACTGGTAACTGCAACGGGCAGATGTGACGCTCATCCCGTCCGTCTCTAGCCATTCTGACGTTGAGTGTGTCAGACTGGTTAATGTCCCACCAGACAGGCGAGTGCTCATATTCCCAGATAGGGCTTGCCACTTCCTGCCAATGGCTGACTGGATAGGTCGCATTTGTATGCGTTACAGGTTCTGGATTAGTGCCGGGCTTCCTCATGATCACGACATAATCGGGTATTCCCATTCTGCTCATGCAGCTATCTTTTTTAATCTGCTTGTGGAGCAGTCCGAGTGCCTTTGTTCTCTGCATTGCAGTGACGGGATTCTTCCAGATGCACACCTCTGCATGATAGATGAATCCGACGTTCTGAAACTCTCTGATAAGGTCGCCTCTAAAATCTTTGATTCCGATTACTCCGTCCTTTTCTTTGGACGTTGGAAGATTCATGCAATGCACCGCCATCATGCGACCTGGTTTCAAAATCCGATACAGTTCTTTTGTGATGAAATGGAAGTGCTCAAAGAACTGCTCATCCGTCTTGCTGTTGCCCAGATCCCGATCGCTGTTGGAATAGGTGTACAACGATGAGAACGGCGGAGAGTAGATTTCGAAATGCATCGACTCATCGGGAAAACTCTTTATAAGTTCGCAAGTGTCTGCGTTATAAATTGCAAAATCATCTGTAATGTATTTATTTAAGCAATCCATGCAGGTATCTCCATTTTCTTGTTCGGCTTGTAATCCGTTGTAATTCTTGCGGTTCTTTTAATCTCGCTCATGGTCACATCACGCATGAGTGAGACCATGTTGTTTTGCATCGTGTCCATGTCGGCCTGTTTCCGCTTGATGTTGTCTAACACGTTCATCTCTGCCTCAGATATGATTATGTGGACGTTCACGGGCTTATCCTGTCCGTATCTCCAACAGCGCCTTACAGCCTGATAGAACTGCTCGTAGCTGTCAGAGATTCCGCAAAATATCATGTTGTGGCAGTTCTGGAAGTTCATGCCGAAACCATAAATTGACGGCTTGCTTACTATCACCCGAATATCACCCTCTGAGAATCTGATTGCTGATTCTGCTTTGTATGCAGGTGCGTCACTTCCGACAACTTCCGTACTGCCTGCAATGGCATTGTGTAAAGCACTTGATTCGACGTTATAGTCGCACCAGATAATCCATTGATCGTTATTATCAGTTACGAGCTGTCTTGTCTCTTCCACTCTCTTGTCCATTGACTGTTTGCGGGCTGTGCGCCGTTCTGAGAGTGTTTCCGCCCTCATTGCGACCAGATAGCCTTCTGTCGGTGGACTGGCGACAATATGCTCGATAAGATTCAAATTCGGCAGTTTGAAAGCGTCATTTGAATATCCCAAGTCTGACGGATTCCGAACACATACTGCCCAATGTGCAACGAACTCCCAGAACTTTGTCACTCCATAGCCTTTTAAACGCCATTTGGATGTGTCTGAACCGTCATGTATAAAGTATGTCGCAAGCATCTCTGTACGGCTCATGATGCCCAGAAACTCGACTGTATTACCAAGTTCCGAAAAGTCATTAGGCGCAGGTGTCGCAGAACAGCACAGTCTATACGGCGTGCGTGCGAATGTATCAATCAGTTCGTTTCTGGTCGAAGATGTAAACGACTTCAAAATACTACTCTCATCCAGAACAATGCAGTTAAATGCTGACGCATCGAAATGGCTCAGTATCTCATAGTTTGCAATATTGATCCCGTCGCTAACATCCGCCTGCTGTCTGCATATCCGTGATTCAATGCCGAATTTCATGCTTTCCTTTTTTGTCTGTTCTGCCACCGACAGCGGGCACAATATAAGCGCCTTGCCTCCCGTGTGTCTGCAAATCAAATCAGCAAAGGAAATCTGCATGATCGTTTTGCCAGTGCCACAATCCGAGAAGATAGCTGCTCGACCTTTGCGAAGCGCCCATGCAACTATATCCCGCTGAAACGGCATAAGGTTTTTATTCAATTCTGATTCATCAAACTCGATGCCCTCGTTGATTGATTCTATCTCTTTGCTTTTGATGAAATCAGAGTACGCTCTTTCCTCCATTTCTCCTCCATCATCTCCGCAACACTCTCCGCCCACTTCTGGGTATCGAATCCACCCTCAATACTGCACTGATTGATTCGGTCATATATTCGGTATGTCGGCCCGTCATGAGTCGGGACGGAGATTACGGTGTATCTTTTGTTCATTTCACTCATTTCTTCTACGTATATAAAATCTACCATTCATACCATTCATACCATTCATAAATGAATAGTCTATGAATGGTACTATGAATGGTAACTTACTAATGAATAGTAAGAGCTTTTTATATGAAGGGGTTATCAGAAAGCCCTTGTTTATCAGCTTTTTCAAAACCCATGAATGGTGACCCCTCATTTTCATGAATGGTATGAATGGTGGATTTCTGTATTTTATAGATTTTCGATGCCGAACCATTGTCGAGAATCTCCACCTGGATATTGTCAAGCTTCAAAAACCGCCCCTGATGTCTGTGTAAAAACCCGCCGACCTCTCTGGGGCCTTCCAGAATTGCGACCTCATAACCAATGGCATCATTGATCAGCGTTCCACATCTGCCTTTCCACATTGCATTATGCTCAGCTATAGCCAGCACTGCTCTCCGGATGTCAGATGTACTGTACTCCGTCATCAGCCGATGTCTCTCCATCTCTGCATCGTTGCCGCCTTCCACCACCGACCATTCAGCGTCCTCAAGCTTTACATTCAGCTCCGGGAGACCGTCAATCGTCTTACCCTTGACGCTGATGTGTATCGGGTCATCCTTTCGCTTTTTGAACATTACCATCATCTGGGTAGCTGCACCTTGTAAGCCAGTGCTACCGAGAATGTTAGAAAATGGATCATCCGGATCCACTGCTTTCCGGTCATGACACACGAGGATGATGCTGATATGGTGCTTTTGTGCTAACTCATTGAGCGGTGTTATGTCCCGGTATGCGTGTTCGTATTCCGTCTCTTTGGCATTCTTAGCAGTCGATCTGATAATCTGGAAAACGTCAATGACCACAAGGCCGATGTCAGGATCCTGTTGCAGATAGTTCTCAATCTGGTCAACAAATCCGTTCTCAATGGTGTCTGTTTCGGTTTCCAGATAGAAATTACTCGGAGGCTTTTCGCCCTTGAGCATTTTCCGCAATCGCTTCTGCTGAAGCTGTTCACTTGTTTCCAGGTCGAGATATAAGGTAGAACATCGCCGGGTCTTGTATCCCATGAAGTCATCACCGTTTGCAATGGCGATGCACATTCCCAGAGTGAGCCACGACTTGCCTAGTTTTGGTTTTGCTGACAAGATGCATGTGCCCTCCACCAGAATTGGCAGTTCATTATCCACTCCAATAAAAACTCTGGGTTCCGGAAGATCTTTTTTCATGAGGCCTTCAGCAGTCTTCAGCTTCCGAAACGTCCGCTTCTTTTTCGGCTTTGGCTGGTCTTCCTTAATGGCGGCTCTTACTGCATCCTCTTCGGCTTTCTGCTGCTTGTGCCTTCTGTACCCCTCATCAATATGACTGTCATCGTCATGATCGTATGCGTCAGGATCATACTTGAGCCTCACGTCCTGCCATTTATACTTCCGGCAGCTATTGTGGTGGCACTTGAAAGCAATGGCACCGTCACCATACTGGAATATCTTTGCATCGCCATTGGTGTGGCTTGCATCAAATGGACAATGGTCGAGCTTGTAAATCTTTGCCCGGTCGTTACTGTCTTCTGTGTACGTCATCCCATGCGACCGCATAAAGTCGAGCAGGTCAAAGTCCGTGCTTTGTGTGTTCACCACACCCCGCCGACTTTTTGACGGTTCCGGAGCATCTGGTAACTCATCTGCCAGTGCTTGCAGTGTTTGACGTGGAGTAATTAGCAGCGGCTCCGGAACTGAGAGAATCTTGCTCATTCTGTGCGGGCGCTTTTTAGTTGATGTTCCCTTTTGTGCCAGCGTGCCATGCAGTTTGCAGATCCTACTCGGGTTACTATTGGTCGTGTCAATCTTTACGTCATCATTGTCAAATAATGACGCAAGGTTCTTCAGACACTTCTCGATCAACGCCCGACCCTTCTCATCATTCTGGATATCCACACGATACAGGAGATGATAACCGTTCCCGCTCATTGCCTTGACCGGCTCCGGAAAGCCTAAGTTTGCAAGGTACTCATAGACCACATTTCGCAGTCCTTCAGCCTTTTCGAGTTGTTCATCACTTGACGATATGCCAGTAGGCCGGACCGGATCCAGATCAACGAATAACCACCGATATGCAATGATGTCATTATCATTTGTCGTTACTGCCGGATTCTTCTCAAAACGGTTACATTGGGAGCGGGAGAAACACTCCTCCCGCACCTCTCCCAATGTGATATATACATTCCGCTTTCGAAGGTCGATTGTGTCGAGCTTTTCGAAAAGAATATCCGTATTCTGGAAATATCCGCTTATGATATCTTTCCTGCTTGCCGTTCCAATCACTCGGATCTCGAACACCTCATCCGGAGCCTGCAGTAACTTTATCGCTCTCCGTGTTTCGTCATAATCGATGTATCCTTCCCATCGCATTGATTACTCCTCTCAGAACGGAATCTCCTCATCTATGCCTTCCGGGATATTGAGGAAAGGGTCTGCGCTTTCCGTAGATGTGTTCTGCTGATTCTGAGCAGGACCAACGCCGTTGAGATACTTCGGTGCCGGGATCGACTGATCCTTTACCTTGTCAGTAGTGCAGAACCACTTCGGAACACGCCTCATTCTGATTTTTCCGTCATACTCGCTCTCTTCTTCACCGAAGACCACGCCGACGAACTTGTTTTTGAACTGCTGCGCCCATGCGTTACCACCCCAGGCGATCTGGTAGTTGTTGGACTTCTCCACACAGGTGCAGAATGTCTTAAACGCTCTGCTTGTCTTGTTCGGGTCGTTGTAGTCATTGACCATGATGTATTTCGTCCCGGCAAAGGGCCACTTCTTTTCGGGCCGATCATCGTTATTGAACTGCTTAGAGAAGAAGCCTTCCTGCTTGTCCGGGCTTGTGAAATCATACAGAACAACAATCATGTCCTTGCCGGTGCTTGACTGCCTCTCTGAGACCTGTTTGATGATTGCATAGTGCCCGCCAAGATCAACGGGAGTAAATTCTCCGCCTGCCTGCGCTTCATCATATCCACTGGGTTTCTGCATATTAATCCTCCTTGTAATCTTCAATCTCTCTGACTTTGTCCATCAGAGTGATGATGTTTTTGTTCTCGCTATAATGCCTGTGGAAGCTCTCAGGCGTGTGATCAAACGGCCCATTTTTCTTGCTTGCTTCCTGTCTCAGCGGGTTTTTGCCTCTGACCTTCGGGCCGTAATATTCTTCCAGAAACTCTTCCACCGATAATCCTCTTGCTTCTGCATCGAAGAACAACTCATAGCGTTTGTTCCGGACAAAAAGCTGAATATCATTCGGGTCAATGATTGGTGGTCTCTCGATCTGGAAGTCTCTGAAGTATTCATCCAGTAACTGTCTGCACACATCCCTGTTACAGAGGTTCGGAGCATCTGGGTCTCTGCTGATCAGTCGGTCCCGTCTCCAATATGTCGCACACAAGCGAGCAGTATGGTCGAGGTCGTACACATCCCAATGTCCATCCTCTTTACCCTTCCAGAAATAGGACTTGCTCCAGCTCTGATGAAAGTCCTTGTGGCACTGAACGCACAAGGTAATCACATCTCTCATGCGCTCATGCCCCAATCTCTGGTAATGTAAGTGATGCGTATGATATGGCTTATCGTGTAAGTCCTTGTGACATATCACGCACCGTCCACCGTCAAAATCAAAGCGCGCCTTGCGCACTGTCTGCCATCTTGGATGCTTGAGATAATCGTCATAATCTATCAGCGTTCCGTCCGGCAGGTAAGCAATTCCCATTTACGCGTCACCTCCATTCAGGCCGTAATAGTCACGGATCGCATTATCGACCATCTTGAGGTCGTTCGGGATTTCCTCATCCTCGAACATCCCCTCCGGAGTCTTTGCGGTGCTCATCCCGGCACTCTGGGTATAGAATTTGTGATCCTGGCAGAATAGGACGATATCGAAGCACCCTTCGAGGGTCAGCTTTTCGTCGAGCATTCTGCCAATGGTCTTTGCCTTCTCTCTACCGTCACTGTCGGTCTCTGAGTGGTGCAGGAAGTAAACGATTTTGTCATCATCGGGCATGTCATTGACAAAATGGACAAGGTTCCGGAAATTAACCGCAATGTCCGTGAATTTGTCGTATCCTTTTTCCTTGCTCCGGTCGAACAACTCATTCACGAGCAGGTACTGAGAGTCATCGATAATAATGCTCTTTGCCTTGCTTTTGCTGATGACCATCTCGATCCAGGCATACTTTGCAGCATTAAGCTGAGCACTCGTGTTGACCGTGAAGTCTTTCGGGATCTTGACCGTTTTGATGTCGGTCTTGAACGGCAAGCGTCCCTTCTCAACGCTGATCACACCGACCTCTTCCGCTTTGAAATTTTTAATGGAGTATGTCTTGCCGGAACCGGAACGACCGATTATGAATACAGGTATCGCCATCTGATCACCTCCCTCACCTTATTCTCAAGCTTTCCGTCTGCTCCAGATGTGCAAGTCCTTCCAGATCCTCTCCGGCATTAATAGCGTCCTTAATCGCTTTGCGGTTGATTTCGGGGTCCTTGCGGACAAGGAATCTCTCCGGAATGTTCTCGATGTACTGCTCGTCCATCACGACGGAGGGCGTGTTCTTCTGGATGTTGAAGGAAAAGAGCGGCGTCTTGAATTTGCGTTTCCCGGTCGCTTCCATTGCCATCTGGAGAGCGGCCTTCATCCTCTTAATGTTGTTCTCGATGGTCTGCTTTTTGTTGCGGAGGCGCTTGCTCTCAGCGTCACAAGCGGCGGCGTCGCCCTCGAGGGTGCGGATGACCTTTGCGTAGCCTTCCGCCTTGATCTCGATTTCGCCTTCGATGCCCTCCATAGTGTCCATGAGTGCCTGCTCGTCCATGTCGGGGTCTTCTGCCATTTCGAGCAGTGTTAAATAATCATCGGTAAGCTGATATAAGGTCGACATCATTCATCCTCCTTTTCTTCGGGTGTGACAAATGGAAGGTCTTCTTCCAGTTCGTCCAGCGCGTCCAGTTCGTCCGTGTCATCCTGATCAACGGCGCCTTCCTCAAGCTGATTGAGGTCTTCGACGTACTTCTCAACCATGAATGTAGCGGAGAGCAGGTCGTCGATTCTGGTGTTGACCTGTACGGACAGAAGGATTCTGGCGTATTCGTCATCCATAACGCCCATCTCTTTGACCGCACCCTTAATCTTCTTGAGCTCGTCGAGATGGTCGCACCAAAAATTGATGCGGTCGAGCAGTTCTTTTTTGCTCATCTTCTTGTTTTCCATGATATAATCTCCTTGTTGGATTCCTTAAATTCAGACCACCGTGGAGAGCTGCAACTCTCCTGTGTGGTCATTTTTATTTGTCGTTGTATTTTGCGAGCACCGTCACTGCGGCAAGTATGGCGACGATCAGCGCGATCACAAACGCCACGCACGCCCGCCAATCGTCGCAGATGGTCTCAACGCAGCATCCGCAGAGAAGCCACGATATGAAAAGAATCACGCCTGCTGCTTTTTCAATCATTTCTTTTCCCCCTGTCTGCCCTTTTGAGCACATTGAATACTGC